AATGCAGAAAAAGGGCATCCTTCCGCCTGACAAGCCCCGACTCAATCGGAAGAAATTCGCCCAGGAAGTTGTGGGCGAGTTTGAGGAAATGGATGTCATTTCCGCAGCCCGTTACCTTCGTGAGGCGATCGGCTGCATGGTATCAAAGGATATGCTCCGTGTTTCGGAGGAACAGATCGGAGTTTTAAAACTCCTGAAGATTGCGGTTGAGACACAAAAGTATATGAAAGCACTCGAAGAAGAAGGACACAGCGAATATAAGATCGGGGAATATATCGATAACGTCGTGATCCCGATTCTGAAGTTATAAAAGGAGGATGTAAATGAAAACTTATGAACTGGCGATCAGAGAGATCGCAGCGGCTCACGAAAAACTCGGGGAGCCGATGAAGAAGGAGGAGCGGGAACTCCTCGAGGCGATGAACACCTACCAGCTCGCGCAGGAGCTCAACCTTGCAAAGGAAGCGCTCAGCCTCCGTCAGATGGAGGAGTTCCTCGAGCTCACCCGCAAAGTGGAGGAGAATGAGCGGCGCAGGATGGCAAAACAAGAACAGGAGGAAAAGACAACATGAAAGTAATTGCAAAAGGCATCGACGTCAGTAAATGGCAGGGAACAATCAACTGGACACAGGTCAAGGGCGCGGGCATCTCGTTCGTCATGATGCGCCTCGGGCGCGGAAAGCTGAAGGGCGGGCCGTGTGACTATGACATCAAATTCAAGGATAACATCGCGGGGGCGCTCACAGCGGGCCTCGGGGTCGGCGTGTACTTCTACAGCTACGCCCTCAGCGTCGCAGACGCGAAGGCCGAGGCGGAATGGGTCATGAAGGCCCTTGAGCCCTACAAGGGAAAGCTCACCTATCCCGTCGCCTTCGACCTCGAGGACAGCTCTCAGGCGGGCCTCGGGAAGGCCGTCCTCTCGGACATGATCGTCGCGTTTTGCGGAGCGCTTGAGACGGCGGGTTACTACGTCAGCCTCTACTCTAACCTCTCGTGGCTTACATCAAAGTATGACACTGCAAAGATTAAGCGGTTCGACGTATGGCTCGCTCAATGGGAAGTCAGCGCCCCGACCTACTCCGGGAGTTTCGGTATGTGGCAGCGCACAAGCAAGGGCAGCGTCCCGGGCATCTCCGGGAATGTCGACCTCGACGTCGCCTATTATGATTTTCCGGGCGTTATCAAGCAGAAGGGCCTCAACGGATTCGGCACGTCATCCACCCCGGCCCCGGAGCCCGTTCCCGGCCCGATTACTGAGTTCACCGGGCAGGGCCTCGCGGACTATTGCAAGAGCCTACTCAGAAGGCCGAGCGCCTACATGTGGGGCGAGTTTGGCAGAGAGATCACAGTCTCCCGCATTGAGGCGGCGGCGAAACAGTACCCGGGCCACTACAGCGCGGAGCGCGTGGCATACTTAAAGACGCTCGTCGGGAAGGGCTACATCGGGAGCGATTGCGTCGGCATGATTAAGTCCTATTATTGGGGCGGCGCCGGGAATGTGAAGTATGTCGCCGCGACCGACAAGTCGGCGGGAATGATGCTCAACGCGGCAAAAGTTAAGGGAGACATAGGGAGTATTCCAGAGAGGCCGGGCGTGTGCGTCTGGATGGAGGGACACATCGGCGTTTATGTGGGGAACGGTGAAGTCGTCGAGTGTACGCTCGGGACGTTCGGGGACGGCTTCGTTCAGACAAAGCTCTTCGCCCGGAAGTGGCTCAAATGGCTCGAGTGTCCCTATATCTCCTATAAGGCTGTTCCAGAGCCCGTGGAGCCGCCGAAGGAGCCGGAGCCGACACCCGTCCCGGATTGGAAGCAGCAAGGCCTCACGGCCCTCACAGAGGCCGGGGTTATCACCGACCCGGACTATTGGAATGGGCGCATGGAGGAGACTGTCACGGTCGGCGAGCTCATGGGAATTGCCGCTACGATGTTCGGACTTCTCAAGTAACAGCTAAGGAGGAAAAGGATGAACAGACTCGCTGATAAGCTTACAATTGAGATGATTCCAGATGGGATATGGCGCACAGTCGCCGAAGAGATTGGAGTCGATAATCTCTTAAAACTCGCGGAGCTCGTCGGCGGGGCCAACATCTATATCCCAAAAGCCGAAAGTTTTGTACGCCCTGTTCTCTATGAGAAAATCAAAGAGGAATATAACGGATACAATGCTCCACAGCTTTCCCGGCGTTATGGGGTTACGGAGCGATGGATACGCCAGATATGTGGAAATGACTTTCCGGGGCAGGTGGAACTTTTGGATTACCTCGCAGAGCTTGAAAATTCCCGGAAGTAAATCGAAGAATTGCTTCCTATGTAAACTTCATAGAATTGCCTTTATCCTAGACTTAGGAGCTGACGCTCCTAAGTCTATTTTTTGATAAAAAGGAGGAAAAAATCATGGTAGAAATTCAGACAGCGGCGGGTCAGGTACTTGTTTCCCTTGCGTTGGGGGTCATCTCCCTCTTGGGGGCCTTTGGGCTCTTCTATATCCGCAAAGGTGGCTTGTGGCTTGACGAGAAAACAAAGCAGCTCAAAGACGAGAAACTCAGGAAGCAGCTCGATGATGCTCTCGACGATGTGGAGAACCTCGCACGGGTCACGGTCGGGGCAATCGAACAGACGACCGCGAAGGCGATCCGGGAGGCAGTAAAGGACGGCAAGACTAACCGGGAGGAACTCACCTCACTTTCAAAGATTGCCTTCAGCGAAATTAAGAGCAAGGTCGGGTCGGAGGCTCAGAAGGTCATTACGGAGAACCTTGGCAGCTTCGACGAGTATCTCTCGAATCTGATTGAGGTCAAGGTGCTTGAGCTCAAGGCCGAGACGGGTCAGTAAGGGGGAACACATGGAGGCGGGTCAAATTCTTATGTACGTCCTTCAGACCCTCATCACGATCGCCCTCGGGCTTGTGGGGTGGAGCGTGAAAAACTCCATCGCGGAGCTGAAGAACGGAATCAAACACAATGCGGACGACATTAAGCGGCTCGAGGAGCGGCACAGTTCCGAGCTGGAACGGATGAAGGAGAAATTCGACGACTTAAAGAGCGATCTCCCCTTCGTCTATGTCACCCGGGAAGACTACGTCCGCACAATGAACAACGTTGATAAACAAATGAGCGACATTAACGGAAAGTTGGATCGGCTACTTTCCGGCAGTAAGGAGGGGTAAGGCATGGACGAGATCATGGAAGCCGAAGTCAGCAGAAATAAAGCAATTAGGGGTTATATTGTACGCTCCCTCGTCAAGGGGTTTCAGAACACCCTCCTCGTAAAGCAGATTACAAACTCATTGATTGCGGACGGGATGATCGTTTCCCCGGATATCTCAAAGCATCTCGATTATCTGAAGGAGGGTGGTTATATCACGTTTACCGACAAAAGCGTGACAGCCTATAACGCCTATCGCAAAGACGCGGTCATC